CCGTACTGATCAAACCCCAGATCGTGTGTGTGCAATACCGTGAAAGTACAACCAAGTTCAATCGTTTTCGGATACAAACCATGACCAACAGATTCCCCGGGCGCTGTGGATTCTCTAACATGATCTTCCACAAAGCCATCTTCCAGTACTGGCTTGTTCGTAAACCCATCAACATATCCCAAGAGACCGGTACCCGCAACATCCACACTACCATAACTATCATCACCAAAAGCACCATCAGCTTGATTGGCGTCTCTGGCCAAATTCATGAACCTCAACTTCAACAAAGGGGGTCCGGCAATATGAGTAGAGCTTTGACCTCCGCTTTGGTATGAGGGGTAAAGAAAACGAATCAAAGCAGAAACCTTCCTCAAATTAATTATTGCACCATCGTGATCTTCTGCTACTACTTTCCACCCCAAGTTTATTTTCCTTCCTGTTCTCTTAAAAGTAGATAGTGGATCCATTCGACCAAAAACTGGTTCTTCATTCCATTCAGAAGTAAAGACATCTTCGAAGTTTGTCAAAAACGCATGAAAAGAGACAGATTGGCCACTTATCAAGTGATGAAACTGTAAATATTGCCCCTTGCTCGCTAAAGCATCAGGGGCCGAACCTCGGGTACCGGGCGTCGCGGCCGTCGAAAACAAGCCCGCATCACCAGTTTCATCTTCATTTAAATATCTCGACATTATCTCCCCCTTATCAAGCTGCCTTCAAATCATATTTCTCATTGATTAGCTCAATGACTGTCTTGGCAAATTGTCTCTTATCTATTTCTAATATTACCGTCTTCGGTTCCGATTTTCCGCCTGTGCCGGCGCCACCTGAGCCCAGGCCTGCGCCCTGCAATATCTTAACTAGGTTGTCGACCGCTTTATCAAAGAGAATCATATTGGTAAATCCCAATTTAATGGAAGAAATTTCCTTAACTATCTCAACCATCTCTTTTGCTGACGTCATGGCCACTGGAGTTACAGCTTCTGCAAGGTCGGTCATCTTGCTCATTATTTGCGTCAATATCAGACCCCTTATGATAGGTACTTCATCAACTGCATCAGCTAAGCTTTCTACACCAACAGCAGCAATACTCAACCGGATTCCCGTTGCAGGATCTAGAGATTCCATATGCTCTGTCAACTGTTCGAAAGCTGCAATCTTCTCCAGGGACATGCTTTTAAAAGCCGCGGCGATATTAGACATACCACTAGCAACGGCCGCGAGGCCAGCTGTGGCCCACGGCATGAGCATGGCAAAACCAATAGCTGAGAATGCACCTGCAAGAGCCATCAAAGCATAAGAAATGGCGAACAATTGCGCTGGTGGCACTGCTGCCAGTTGTTTAAACATCGTCGCAATCCCTTCAGCAGCCAACATAACCCCGAAACCCATCATAACCGCTGCGGCCCCTACTGCGAATGCAACCAGTGCGAGCATGCCTAAACCTACTGAGCCACTGCTGGCTGCCTTTCCGAGAAGAAAGACGCCGGCAGCAAGAATGAAAATACCAATATAAAGGGCGGGAGAATGCATCGGCGCAAGAATATACATAGCCAACATGGCGAAGGCGGTGGCTATAAGGCCGACCCAACCCATGGAAGTTTTAGTGGCTAGGCCAAGTATAGTGATTGCGCCGGCGAGAATAAAGACAGCTTCGGATGTGTTAAGTCCTAATTCCTTCAAGCCGAAAAAAGCAGCAACCACCAAGGCTATAAAACCCAGAGACTTCATTATGGCTACGCCGTTCGCGGTGATAGCTGTGGTCAGGCCTATAAAGGCCTCCGAGACCGCGTGAGCAACAGCTGCAGTCGTGCCGGAGATTATTTGCCAGAGCCTCTGCCCAATGGTGTTTCGGGCGGCGGCGACAGTATTTGTTTCGATTAGGGAGGTCTGCGTTATGATTATAGCGTTTTTAGTAGCTTCTATCGTGATCTGCGTGCCCGTCGCAGCGACATCAGCAACAGCGGCGGCCTTCTTTTTCGCGAGGGCCATCGTAATCAAAAAGACTGCAATGGCAAAACCGGCCGCAACTGGAGTTGATACATCAAGCACATCACGAAGAAGCATAAAAACTCCGATGGCAGCACCGAATGCGCCCAGAGTTCCCCAGCCGGTCGTGTTTAGCATCTTCATATAAAAAATGATACCAGCCAGTGCCGGAAGAAAGAGTGGCCCGGTAAAGCCTTGGATTGACATAATAATATCCAAAACAGCGTTCATGATATCGACTATTGGGCGAGTGGCAATTGCCAAGGACTCCATGGCATTGGCCAAAGATTCCTGTGCTGATGTGTTCTGGCGGGCTCTTTCCGCCATCTCTTCTTGGCTCATGGCGCCGGCGCTGGACGCTGCTTGTTGACGATCATATGCTGCCAAGCTTGTATCAAACATTTGATTAGCCAAAGCCATATCTCTGATGCCTGCAGCATTCGCAACTGCCTGTCTTTCAAACCTACCCATCTCTGACCAATTTCGGCCCGAAAGCTCAATCGATTGAATCAGCATGCGGATTCTTTCGTCTTCTGAGGCGTTCAACAGATCCACAGAGTTCAACAGATCTCCACCCAATATGGCATTCAAGCGACCAGCAGCATTAGCCGCATCTTCAAAAGTATCAAACTGGCCGACAACGCCCAATAACGATTGTATATCTGCACCAGTGGCCTTTGCGGCTGCAGCCACGCCCTTAAACACCTCCACAGCGTCATCACCGAACTTACCCAACGTTGGAAGTGCAGCATTAAAACCCTCTATCATCTCTCCAGGCAACATGCCGAGCGCAGCACCGGTGGCCATCAACTCTCTGGCGGTATGTTGTGCCTGATCTGCTGTCATTCCCAGCGAACTGGTCGCAAGGTTAATAAACGTCGCCGTCGAACCAGAACTGACACCCAGCCTATCCATTGTAGCGGTAAATTCAACCATTTGCTGTTGTGCTTCTTCGCTCATGAGAGTGAATTGACGGAAATTGGCGAACAACTCCTGTGTTGCCGCAACAGCATCTTGAAAGGATACTCCGAGAGCAGCTGTCTCGACACGAGTCTCCATGATGACATCGTCAAGTGAGCCGGCTGCGCCAGTTGTGCGGTTAAAGGAAGCATATGCAGTATCGGCTGCAAGAGCCATGTTGATTGTAGATTGGAAAACCTTGCTAAAAACACTAGCAGCAATATTCATAGGATCTAGCGTTTTATCCAGCTGCATACCTATGGCCTCTAGAGAGCCCCCCAGGCCGCCAAGCTGTCCATAAGCATCTTTTAATTTAAAAAGGATCGAATCTTCTACTCTTGCCCCCAGGCCCAGGAATGCGCCGCCGAGAGAGGCAACGCCATTCATGATTAGTTTTTCGCCTTCGACCACCTTTTCTTGGTCATCGACGCGTTTCTCGCTGGCGGCGACGGTGCCCTCCAGGCCATCCGCTTGGTCTTTAGCCAGCTTTGCTTGTTGTTTGGCAGCTTCAAGCTGGGCTTTTTTGATCCTTAATTGCTCTAGACCTTGGTCCGCAGCGAGTTCCCCAGCATCGATTTCTTTCTGAATTGTTTCGAGGGCCCGCTCGGCCGTCGCGGCTTGCCGGGTGGCAGCTGCATGCAGAGCCTTAAAAGTATCTAGCCGGGCTTTTTGGGCGCCATAAATAGCATTTTCCGCTGCAAGCTCTTCTTCCCTCTGAGTAAGGAGTTCTTCATTATCTTTCTTTCTCTGCTTGTTGGTTTTTGCAATCTGATCTGCCCTGATCTTTGCCTTATTAATAGTCTTAGAAAGCTCGTCATTATACTCTCCTTCAAGTTTGTTTAAGCTCTCTTGTACGCCCTTGGTCTCTTCTTTTAACTTCCTAAGACGTTCTGCCTGCGCTTCGGTGTCTTCGCTGGCGAATGCAGGTATCCCTAAGATAAGAAAGAACGTGAGAATTGCAGCAACTGTTATTAACACTCTTTAAGACTTCCTATTTAAAGGGCCATTTGATCCCCGTCTTTCTCTGGAATTCGGCCACTGATTTAGCTAACTCCGCTTTTGTTCTATAGGTGCGCGGGTGGTCCAAGCCGTAATGACGGAGTGCCTCAATGTACCTCTTCTCTCGACCCATGGCCGTAGTAAATGCCCGAACATCAGATGAGGAACCCTTTACCCTAAGAGGAATGTCGATACCTCCAAACATCGCTTTAAGTATCATCTTTATCTGTTCTCCAAACATTTTCAACCAACTTTCATCAATTGAACTTCTTTGTGTGAAGTCGATTACGACTGGAGCCATTTTGTCTTCTTTTATAGTATTTGACATGATATAAGTATCCCCTTAAAAACAACCTTATATATAATTAGTTGTATTAAACAAAAAAGGGCTGGGATAAACCCAGCCCTTTGTCAGCCCTTCTTGGCTTTGTTGTATTGTTTTTTCTCTTCCTCGAATTGTTTAACCAGTCGATCAATGAACCATTGTCTCAACCTTACTGGAAGATTGTAGGCTTCGGTAAAACTCCAGCCGCCATGATATTTCAAAAAGAAGAACTGTTCATATACGTTTTCAATGTATTTACTGCTTAGGCCAAAAGAAGTCCGCACTAAGCGGAACCTCCATTGCTGCATCGTAATCGCAGCTGTTACAAGTAAAGTTTTGCTTCATATCAACGTTGGGTACGATCCTCTCATACATTGTTCTCAAATAACGAGAATCACTAGCAGGAACACCATTGACAAACTCATTGATCGATTTCGGATCCGAGTGACCATTAACAGAAACAATAAACATTCTGAATTGATCAGTTAAAGCAGCATCTGGAAGATTATTCTTCCTTTTCATCTTAATTGAATCAGCAAGAAACTTCTCATCTTTGCCATTTAGAAGCCTAACTTCCACCTTGACCTTGGTCCTGGGTAGCACAAATATGAAATTGTTCCCCCTTCTCGTGACATCTCCTTCTGAGAGATCTGAACCTTTTGTCTGAAGTTCTGAAAGGTCAAAACTATGCTGTGAAGTCTCGCTGCAGGCAGGACAAGTTGTCGACGTCTGATATTCAGAACCATAGGCATGAATCCTTGTATCAATCAATATTGCGTTCTTGTCTCCAACAAGGAGTGACTCGACATCAATACTTTTATCAACCAGAACGCTCTGCAGAACTCGGTTAATTGCCAAGCCCTTCTTCAAGAGGCTTCTGGAAGTTAATAGATCTTCCTCCTTTGCGGTCATGTGTTTTATTTCGACAACCTCTTTATTGTGCAAAGGGTGGCTTTGTGGATAGAACTTGCCCTTGGAGGGAAGCTCAACAAACTCACTTGGCACAACGAAAGAAAACGTAGCAGATGATTTGCTCTGCGAAGCATGTGGGGCCTGCATTTGCGGGGTAGGTGGAGATTCGTCTGGCTGTTTGGCCCCCAGACGATCCTCATTATTTCGAATCGACATTAATCCTCCTAAAGTCTATATTCTAGAGGTCCTCGAAGACCCCTCCGTTGGCTGCGCCGGGGGCGCCAAGTTGAGGCTGCTGTGCATCGGCCGTCAAAATACCTTCGATATCACCCTTGGCTGGCATGGTAACAAAATCATACCTAATCGACAGAGTTACATCGACCAACTCGTCGCTAGAATAATCTAAGTCACCAAACTTAGCACTGGACAGCCAGGCATTAATGAAGGTAAACTGATCAACCATTCCGCCCGAGCCATCTATCTGGGTGATTCTAACATCTCCCATGGCCCCGACCGCTCTTGCTTTGGTGATCGTGTTCGTGACATCCATGGACGTCGGAAGAGAATATCCGGATTCAGCCAACAACTGCATCATAAGACCAGCTGCGTCAGGCGAAACAGGATCAACGAGAGTTATCTCGCTCTTTTGATACTCAACTCGACCGGGATAATAAAACGTGTGGTTCAAATAATTGTGTTTTACTTCCGAAATCTCGAACGAAGGCTTATTAACCTTCTTAACGAGCCATTGCGGAATACCATTGATAGTCATCAACCATCGATGTTGTCTTTTGGGTGTTAATTGTGGATCAAACCAGAAACTACTCATTCACTTTTCCTCCATACCTTAAATAGTAAGTCATCTTAAAACTCACTGTTTTTTAATCCGCAAAGGCCGCCCCGTCATTCGTGATAGTGAAGTCAAGTGCGATGAATTCTATTGCCTTAGTCGGCTTCAAGAAAATCTTTGCATACATGATGTTGCGATCGACCAAGGCCGGCGTAGTCGTCGTCTCGTCGAGAACAACCTTGTAAGCATCCAAGCCAAATCTTGCCTTAACGCTTCTCAAGAAGGGCATAACAAGACTTAGGAATCGGCTCCAAGTTGCCTGCACGTTCTGGTCAAAGAGAACCTGCGTAGCCATTCTAGAAACCTCTTTCTTGACATAAATCATTAACCGTCGAACGTTGATTCTGTCAAGAGCAGACGGCGTCGTCTGAAGGGTCTTTTGGCCAAAGATTACGATACCCTCTGCTGGGAACGTGGCAATCGGGTTGATGTTGGCAGCATAAAGCGTGTCCCTATCAGATGCAGTCAATCGATCCGCAACATTAACAACCGGAACACCGGCAGCACCATCAGTCAAACCACCTCTTCTAAAGCCTGCCGGCGCAAACCAAAGTTCGCTTCTCCTCTCAGAACTAGCAAACGTGCCCAGTGCGGCAATAGAGGGTGGTGCCCAGATGAAGTTACCACCTTGAGGATCTCGAATCAAGACCCATGGGTAATATGCGCAACCGTAGCTGCTGTTAAGGGCCCGGGCCTCCAGGTTGTTAACTACGGCAGCTACCGTGCCCTTTCTGTTTTCAACAGAATTCGAATTCTGTGCGGAAGGCGTATAATCCCCTTCCAAATCAACAATTGCTAGGGCATCGCCTCGATCCTCACACACATTAATCATGTGAGAAGTTAGCCCAGAATCAACAATACCGGGGGCAACCATTAAGTTGTATTCAGCAACTTCGGGATCCGCAATTGCGTCGATGGCCCTCTTCACCGAGTTGAATGCATAGTTATAATACTCGCGGGGGCTACTGGTCGAATTCGTACCAATAGTTCTATTATTGAAGGGTTCTTTCTCAGTAATATCGAGCCCGTCAAAACCACCGTGAAGGTCCAGCGTGAATCTATCAAGCCCCTTCTTCAAGAGGACATCATAAGAGCCCGTGGTTGCTCCCGTTGGGATATCAGCCGCAGTTGCGACACCTCTATAGGAAGTGCCGTCCTGTCGAGAACCAGACAGGTAGTGGAAAGAACTAGAAAGGTTACCTGCAGTTCCAAGAGCCACAATGTCATCTAATGTAAAGTAATATGAATACTCAGTCTCTGTGCCAACAGCAACGTCTCCTGTTGTGGCGCTGGGCAGCTTTCCTCCTAACATTCGAACGGCGTCTCTATAGCTCGGATCAAAAGCCGTGCTATCTCTCTTTGACGTCGTAACACCCCAGTAAGTATTCTTCAAGCTGGGGGGGTTGCCATCCGAACCGGATGTTCTAAGCAACGGAGCAGGGAATAAGAATGTGTTAAATCCACCTGCGCCGGCTGCCGTGTGAGTGACGCTCTGGAGACGCCCAACGGCGAGGTCAGCCGACTCTGCGATGGCGCCGACGTAGGTCTGGGCTGCCGGGAAAGCATAGGCACCAGTCACAAACGTGGTAGCGGCGGTGGCGCTGGTGGTCGACGCGACGAACGTACCAGAGGCAGCGTCGCTAGACGAACTAACTGCGAACCTCGTATATCTCGGCTTACCAAAGAAGCCAAACGGAAGATGCTCCGCATTGCCGCCGCCGGCGTCGAGATCTAGGTTCATCTCCACACGAATATATGCGGAAACATTCGGATAAGTACCATAGTGCCTATATGTCCGAGTAATATCATCCCACACCGAATAAGTATCACCAATCTTTCTTGCTACATAGTTTGCAGAGTTCGGGTTAAGGTTGCAACCAGAATATCTTTCAATAACCCGGGGAGCGTTATCGCTGTCTTGTGCTTTCCGAACAACAACGGTGAATGTACCATATGGATCACTGGTGCTGGTTGATTTCTTAATATCTTGAATAGATATCTTAAGATTTGCCTGCTCCCACTCGCCACTGTGAAGACCTTGAACTCTAAACAGCTTCTGCATGTCTCCTGGTTGAAAGGCACTAGTGCTTGGATTTAAATCCTGACAGATGACCCACCCGGTTCTAGCATTAACGGCACTAACCTTGTGGTCAGCAGCGTGATAGGTGGATCCTTTGCTCAGGGGTGCGATAAATGCATTCTGTTCGCCGGCGACGGTGCCGGTAACATAGCGCGCCACCATTCCTTCATAAGATTCGCCAAGCCAGTAAGTTGCGGCGGTACCGTCAGTAGTGTTACTATTCGTTAGCGTTGGGTTGGTATTTAATACCTTTCTAATGAAGTTCGGAGAAGCTTAGTTAAAATTAA